AAACCATTTACTTCTCCATTCTTTACTGCTTCAAAATTATCTGTAGGGTTTGAATCATAACGAAGCTCGTTACAAAATGCTCTTGCTCTGGATATATTCATTTTACTGTCGGCTTCTTGCAGCTGAAAAGATAATTCCATTCCAAGATCTTTTATTTGTTTATGAATATCCTCAATACTTTTTTGTTGTTCTGGTGTAGGCGGAAAAGGTCTGTTAGATGATTCATCCCAGCCATTATCGAAGTTTAACCAGACACTAACTTTGACTTGTTGCCCTGGATTATCTTCTGAACTTGATACTGGTCTGTTAAATTTTACTTTGGTATTAGAAAATTGTGGTGCATTTCCCATTTGTTTCTCCTTTAGTTTGTTAGTGATTGTAGTTTCTTGGTGTAGTGTTCTTCTATTTCGCCATACATTCTAGGCACAGCTGTTTTCATGCTTTTAAGAACATCCTTTTGTTTGTTAAACCAATAAGCGCACATACTTTGGGATGGTAATTGACTTATGTTTTTCATATAAGTTTGATGTATCTTTTCCCACTCAGCTATTTTATCTGGATCTGTTTCTTCTTCTCCAGGTGAATATTTTCCATTAGCTATGTCTGTTCGATCTTGTTCAGTTTGTTTTATAGTTTCATCCAAAGTAGGTTTTTTTGTTTCTGCTTTAGGTTTTTCTTTTTTTTCATCAATATTCTTTTCATTGTTTTGAGCTTTATCTATTTCATTAACTGAAGCATATTGGCCGCCATGTAATCCTAGGCTTGCTAAAGCTCTACCTATTGCAGACGTTTCACAGTTTTCTATAGCTGAAGTTTTATTAACCAGGGAACTACCTCTAATTTCTTCTGCATATCCTTCGCCAACTGGTATTTCATTATTTGATAAATCATAAACTTGAGCTTTGATAACAACTCTTTTTTCATTATCGACAACTATGTTAGTTGTAATCCCATACTTTAATCCAAAGTGTGTTCTAAAAGCTTCAACTCTTTTAGCTACTTCTGTGTATTTCTTGCCGCCTTTTTGTGTTACGCCATGCGATTGATTGAGATCATTCACAGCAGCCATTACATCTTTTAGTTCACTCATCATTCATCTCCGCAACTTGTTTGCCTTTGCTTGTAATTAACCAGGACAATTCATAAGATCCTCTGGCGTTCTTTCTTTTCTCGCCTGGTATAATTAATCCATACTCATTTAGTTCTGTGATCCTGGGCCTTACTGATACAATGTAACCATCAATGTCATTAACAATTTCAGATCCAGTTCTACCTCTAGTCCATCCAGCGCTTGCTATTGATTTAAGGACTCTCAGCCGCATCTTTTTTACTTTAGGAAGGATAAACTCCAAGGCCAGCTGTTCAGTTTCCCTGGCGTGTTTATGTATGTTTGGTGGTGTTTCTAATATATCTATCATCTACATAGCTCCTGGAAAAAGAATGGCTAAAAACCAAATTAAAAAATAAAAAAATGCGAATAGACTGATACATCCAATAAGTTCACCTATCCACAGCCAAGGATCTTTCACTTGATCCCCCATAGTGTTTTAGCTTCTTCAATAATGACTGGTGGTTCAGACCAGCAGATATTGGTAAAGTCTGGTTCTATTAATTTAAATAAATGTTTTTTATCTTTAGCTACTTTAAGTAGTTCTTCTGTAGCTTTATGTGACCTGGTTATAGTTTGTACTATGTCTGTTAAGTAATCATTTTGCAGTTCTGGCGTGTTGTCCTGGTCAAAGATCTTATAGTCTGAAGCGTTAGCGTAAACTAAGAAAGGCGGTAGGCCGCCATTACACGCCCAGAAACCAGCAACTTGATATAAGGCGGCTTGTTCAAAAGGACCAGTTAATGTTTTAGGTAAGCTTGCAGCTGCAAAACCAGACTTAGATGTTTTAGATAACCTGGACCATTTAGTTTTAAGATCTCCACGCCTATTGTAATCTGGCCTGGTATTATGTGGCAACTCGCATCCAATTAAATTTTTTATATATTCTATCTCGCCAACTATCTGATTATCTTTTTGCATAGCTTCACGAAGTCCAGCCACAGCATTTTTTGTGACCGCTTCAATCTCATCTATGTATTTAATTTTTTTATCTGCATCAGATCCATTATCCCAGGTGCGAGGTTTAAATTTATTATAGGATTGAATGGCCTGGTCTATGGCTACTCCAGGATCTACTTCATCTATTAGTATGGCATCAGTCGCTTCTTGGACTGTACGACCACCGCACATAGCAGCGTTATCTTGTCCATTAAGCTTGGAATCAAACTTTTCAATGACAGACCAGGCACGATCTCGAAGATGCTTTTCATTATTAAGATGTTGATATGTTTCCCAGGCATCAGATACCATTGGTCTAAGGTGAACTTTGTCAAACAAAGCTTTGCATTTTAATTTTGATTTTGGGTTAGAGTGCCACAAATAGTTAAATCTACTTGCGAATCTAGGTGTTTCTATAAATGACATAAGCTCTCCTAAATATTATTAAGAGAGCCTACATTAACTTGATTTAAAACGTCAAGGGGGTTGATCTAAAATTCTTTTTGAACAACGCCAACTAGTTCTGGTCTAAAGATGCAGCTAAGTATAGGGCATCCCCATTTAAGAGATAATCCAGATCGACTTTGGTTTAATTGACCACGAGGTTGTTCTGATTGATCGGTATTAGAGTGGGTATCTGGATTAAAACCAAGTGAATAAGTACCGCCTGGTTCTGGGTAAACAACACCAAATTGAGGAAACTCATTGCCTTCGACTAAAACAATACTTAGATTCATATAGCAAGATTCTTCAACCTCGCCTTTATTTATAGGTGACGAATCAAAATTATACATTCGGCCATTGGCCCATTGTTTATTCTTATTGGTATGCTTTGAAATCACTATTCGTCTAGTGGGTTCAGTAGCAAAAGGTAAGAAAAAAGCTATTTCTTTTTCAATGGGAGAGGTAGGCGTTACAATTTCATTGTCTAAATAGCCGAACAAAGGTGAAGCTGTCTGAACAAATAATACATCCTGGGCGGTGCAGCCTAATATGATTGCATATTCTTCAGCATCTTTAATGTTGAATTGCAAAGCTCCAGATATATGCCTTGATACTGTTTCTGGGCGGATTCCTTTTCTGTCTGCTACATCTTTATTAAGCAAACCAGATCTGCGAATCATTACATCTAAATTATTTGGCATTTTTAGAGTCTTTTCTAAATGTTTTTCTTTTTTGAGTCTTACTACGTTCATGCTTAATTACCTCCAACAGCATATAACAACTAAATATTGTGTTCAAGGTAACGCCCCCATACTAAATGTTGTAATTTAGTCAATTAACTTGATCTCTATAATATATACTGTGACGTTAAAAGACATACTTGTCAAATTAATTTAGTGGGTTGACTTTTAAAGTTAAGTAATGCTACGAATTACGTCATGACATTAGAAGAATATAGATTAGAAAATAGTTTAAGTTACAAGAAATTGGCTGAAAAACTAGGGTTTAAAGAAGCGACTGTAGCTCGGAGATGGTGCTTACCAAAGGACCATAACCAGGCTCTAACGCCCAGCTCAAGGAATTTAAGCTTGATTCTCCAGGTAACAATGGGATCGGTCACGCCAAATGACTTTATCATTCGTAGAAACTGAAGATCAACTTCAAGTGCGAATCGGTCAATGGCTTGATCTGGCTTTACCATTAGGCGCTGTGTGGCATCACTCACCAAATGAGGGAAATCGTCATGTGTCGTTCAAAGTCAAACAGAAAAAGATGGGAACTAAGGCTGGTTGGCCAGATATTGAGATATTTTGTCCAGGCGATCAAAGCAAGGTTGGTAACTCAATAGCTATTTTTATTGAGCTGAAAAGACCAAAGGGAGGAAAGCTATCAGATAACCAAGCAATGATGCGAGATAAGTTAGAGATGGCTGGATGCTTTTGGCAGCTCTGTAGATCTGTTGACCAGGTAGAAGAATTTTTAGATGGGATAATTAAACTTAGGGGGAGAGTAAAATATGACAATTAAGTTTACAATTTTATACATAGTTACAATGGTTTTAGTAAATGTAGGTTTTGAGTATGTGCCTATGATTCCATTATTTAATACTGGAGAACTTTATCCATTAATGACTGTTTTTGTAGGTCTAATATTTATACTTAGAGATTATTCGCAGAGAGAAATAGGTCACAAAGTCTTAGGCGCAATGTCGATTGGAGCTGTTCTTAGTTATTTTATGGCTAGTCCATTTGTTGCAATCGCAAGTGTTACAGCTTTCACAATATCAGAAGTTGTTGATTGGGGTTATTACACTTGGAGTAAAAAATCACTAAGACAAAGAATACTAATATCAAGTGCTTTAAGTACACCAGTAGATTCAGCAGTTTTTTTAATAATTTTAAATCAATTTAGTTTAGTTGCCACGATAGCAATGGTCGTTAGCAAAATGTTAGCAGCGATAGCTATTTGGTATTATTTAGGAAAAAAATGATTCATTATCATGGAACACCATTAACGCCAAGATCAGAACTATACAAACTTGCTGGTAAACATTTCTGTGTATCTTTTTCAGATCCCAGAGATGGTGATGTATGTTTGCAAATAGGACAATCAATTATGTGGGATAATGGAGCTTTTAGTGCCTACACTAAAGGTAAAAAAATTAATTTTACTAGATTATATGATTGGCTAGACACCAGATTAGGACATCCGCATTGGTGTGTTATACCAGATGTAATAGGTGGATCAATAAACGATAATAAAGAATTATTACTTAAACATCCTTTTCCTAACAGTTTATCAGCTCCAGTATGGCATTTAAATTTAGATTTAGATTATTTATTATTTTTGACAGACACATATCCTAGAGTTTGCTTTGGATCTTCTGGTGAATTTTGGCAAGTTGGAAGTAATCTATGGGAAAACAGAATTAATGAAGCTTTTAATATTTTAAGCAAAAAAAATAAATACATACCACAAATACATATGCTTAGAGGTTTGTCTATGAGTGGTAAACATTATCCATTTGCATCAGCTGATAGCGTAAATGTTTCACGAAATTATAAAGATAAAAATTTATGTCCAGAAACAATGGCAAGGAAGATTGACTCTGTGCAATGCCCTATTAAATGGAAGAAAAAATATGAACAAAAAATTTTAGATGGAATTATTAAACAGAGGAGCGTGAAATGATAATAAATGATTTTGAAAAATGTTATGGCTGCGGCGCAAAGCTGCAAAGAAGCTCTAGACAAAGAGTCAAACCTTGTCTGTGTCACACTTGCAAAGGCACAGATAAAAGAGTTGGCTTGAATGATGTTGGTGTTTTGTGCAGAGAGCTGAAAAGAAATAGCAAACGTCTAACACCAGAAGAATTACTAGCTGAAGAAGCTGCCTGGAAAGCTCAAGAATTAAAAGTAGATCATTTTGATAAGGTAGTTAAGTGAATAATTACAAGCTTCCAGATGGCAATGTCCAAATAAGTTTTAGCGGTGGCCGCACAAGTGGTTTTATGCTGCATGAAATATTAAAAGCTAATAATGGATTGCCAGATAGAGCTGAAGTAATATTTACTAATACTGGTCGTGAAATGGAACAAACTTTAGATTTTATCCAGGAATGTTCTGATAGATGGAATGTAAATGTTACCTGGTTAGAGTATGATGTTGTTGATGATAAAGTAACTTACAGTCAAGTTTCACATAACTCAGCTTCAAGAAATGGTGAGCCTTTTGAAAAATTAATTACCAGAAAAAAAATTTTACCTAATGTTTTAATGAGATTTTGTACTGTTGAATTAAAAATTAATACTGCAAAAAGATATTTAAAAAATCCATTAGAATTAGGCTGGAGAACTTGGACAAATGCAGTAGGTATTCGTTTTGACGAGCCTAAAAGATTGTCTGTTAAACAAAAAAAAGATGTTTTTGTAAGATGGTTTGCTTTAGCTGAAAACAAAGTTACTGCAAAAAATGTTGATGATTTTTGGTCAAAACAAAACTTTAAATTAAAATTGCCAGTAGTAAAAAACAAAACTATGTATGGAAATTGTGATGGGTGTTTTTTAAAATCAGAAGGCCAGCTGGCTATGCTTTGTAAAGAGTTTCCAGATAAATTTAATTGGTGGCTTGATTTAGAAAACCAACACAAATCTCGTGGTGATTATGGTTATTTTAATCACGACAGAAAAATGTTTGCATTGAAAGAAAATGTAGATAACCAACAAGATTGGGTTTTTGACCAACAAGGATATTTTTGTCAAACAAATGAGGGAGATTGTACTGGATGAAACCGCATCAACACGCTGAACAAGCTGCAATCATATTAAAAGATCGTGCAGACAAGCTGGGAGATTATAAGCCGCTATATAACAACATAGCAGCCAGGGTAAATTTAAGCCTGGCAAATAAGCTTTCACCAGGTAAAGCGATTACTGCTGCCGATATAACAAAAATATTAGTAGAGATGAAACTAGCTCGTATTGATTGTGGTAAGCCAGATAGCGATCATGTCTGGGATGCTGCAAATTACTTATTTTTATTTGGGGGGTTGACAGATGAAAAGTGATGACGATATAATTTTTTCTAAGCAAAACCATGTAGCTAAGTTTAGCGCACAACTTAGCACCAATAATAATCCTTTAAAAAAAAATAACAACTTAGCTAACTTAGCTAAGATAAAGAACTTAGCTAAGTTAACAGCTAAGAGATCTAATCCAGCTTATTCAGAAGTTGTTAATCGAAGTGCAAAGTTTCCCATTGATGAACTGCAAAGGCGTGTTCTATCTAAGCTAAGAAAAAGATATTCAGAAGAAGCTTATAAAGACCTGGTGATTAACCTGGAGCATATCCCCATATTTGATAAACTTAATTGGTTAAGAGAGATGGATCTTAAATTTAGAAGTGAATACAAATAATGGATATAGCGCAGTTAAATGATTTATTCTTTGAAGCTGCTGAAACAGAAAGAAAGTTGCCTGGTGCAATTCGTAAGCAAAAGATGGTGAACTGGCCAGATTATGTAACTGAATGGTCTGGTTATGGTTATACATCTATGGGAACAACCAGGCTACAAGCCACACCAGATCAGATTACCAGGTTAGATAAAGCTATAGACCTGGCGTTAACTAAGATGGATGACGAGGATAGAAAGCTTACCTGGGCGGTAGCTCACTCAGCTGCATTTCGTGATCGTGGTCCTAAGTGGACTAAGATAGCAAAAATCCTAGGACTGAATGATCCTAGGATTGTTAAAAGGCGTTATAAAGATGCCCTGGTTAGGTTATATTACAAGCTTTAGGCAGCTTCGTAATTCCATTTTATTTTGGCGTTGTCAGCCATTTTCATACCAGCTGCATTTTTAATTTTTTGGATCAACCAGAAAGCATCAGTTTGAATCCAGTCATCAACCTCGCAGCATTGATACTCCAGGCAACCAGCCATGTTGTAAATGTCTGCATCACTCATGTGAACTGTTCCATACATTCCCATCAAGCCTTTGAACTTTTCGAGAGCTTTGATACATTCGTCTGGAAAGATCATCATGTCTTGCAAGAAGTCTTTGTCAATATCTCCGCCTTGTATAGCGCCCTGGTTAAGATCTTTATACTTAGTGTGGACACTCTTGACGTTAGCCTGGGCAAGAACTTTACAAAAATTCTCTACACCATTGAAGATTTCTTTCTTGGTGAATATATTGTAGCAATGTGCATGATTGCCAGGT